ACAATCTCAAGCACATAGGGTTGGAAAATATCATTTACTTAGTGAGATAAATGATAGTGAAGCTGTAACATTTACCAGTGGTATAGGTAGTCAAATTTTAAGACCAGGTGATTTAATAGAAGTTCAAGATGCAGATAGAGATAATGTTCAGTTAAGTGGTCGAGTTTCAAGTGGTGCAAGTACAACAGTTATACCTGTAGATAGAACTGTAGCATTAAGTAATACTGCAAATGCAGACCTTACATTAATCTTTCCAAAATCAGGAGCATATCTTGCACAACCAAACGCAACTATAAATAGTGTTTCTTACTCTCAGGGAGATTTAATTCTTCAAGCAAAAAATGCCAGCGATACTCTTTATAATTTAGACGTTCAAGCAAACACAGCAAATGCGCGTGATGACAGCGGAAATATATTAGATATTGCATGGTCAGAAGATGTAAGAATAGAAACAAAAGCAATAAGCAGCTATAATGCTAGTCATGTAACTGTAAGTTCAGCATTTTCTGATACACCAAATGAAGAAGTTATCTTTGCAATTTCACAAACAACAGCAACAGGCGAAAAATTAGCAGGGTCTCCTCAGGCCTATATGATAACTGAAATTAAAGAAAATATTGAAAGTAAGGCTTACAGCATAACAGCTGTAAAACATACAGTTGGTAAATATGATAAGATAGATAGAGGTTGGTCAATACCTACTATACCTGATGTAATGAGACCACCAAAATCTACTGATGGAGTTCCTAAACCTCGTAATGTAATGATAAAATTACTAAAAGGTCAAGTAGATGAAGGAAGTGACGAAGAAATTTCAAATGCAAATGAAGATAGATTCGTACCACCTAGACTTGATGTCTATTGGGGTGTACCTTTAAGTCAAAGAACAGATGATAATGGAGACCCAGTAAATTCTCCATACGAACATATAAGGTCTTTTGAAATAGAGCATAATGTAAATAGTCAAGGCGGAGGGGCTAGAGATGGATTTGATAGAGTAGTTATTGACCCGAGCCGACAAAGTTTTACTATACCAAATGTACCTAAAAGAGGCGAATTTATTGTTAGAATAAGAACTATAAATACTGCAGGTCAGCCTTCTCCATTTGTACAAAGAAGAATAAAAATTAATCCTGAAAAACCTGCAAAAAATCTAGAACCATTTGTTAGAAAAGGTGGAATACTTACAACAGGATTTAATATTGATTCATCAAATGGATTGGTACAATTTACAGAAAGCACTTATAATTTTACTCCAGCAGAAACAGATTTACAAACAGTAACTGTAACAAGCGGTACAACTGCCCAAACTTCATGTAGCTTTGCTAACTTAGCAAGTGGAAATACAGGATACTTACTGTGGGATTATAGTGATACTACTGACCCATTAAAAGCAGTAGAGTATATTACTGATAATACAGGGGCAGATTTATTCAGATATTCAAAAAATCTAGATGCAAGTGCATTTACTCAAAAAACAGGAACAGCTACAGTAGAAGCAGGAAACACAATTATTCAAGGAACAGGAACTGCTTTCCTTACTGAATATGAAGCAGGGGATTTGTTTATTTTTGATGATAGTGGCTCAAATAGATTTATAGCAACTATCAATCACATTCTTAGCAATACCTATATGCAAGTTGCTTATACTCCTACTTCAAATTTATCAAGTAAGAATGTATTTGCACAAAGTATTCAACCTAACTTTATAAAAGATACAATTATTGGAGAAGTAGCAAATACAAGTGGAACATTCTCCATAATAAATTACGCTAGTGGAAACAAGGGAGCGGATGCCTATACAATTAATGGTAGTAATGAAAACCATAATTTTGAAGCCGCAAATAATGGAGCAGTATCAGACTTTTCAACATTTATAAATAATTATACAGTCAAGAAAGGAACTGTAAGTTATACGTTCGCTAACAGTGGAACTGCTTTAAATACTTTTGGATTGTCAAAATCAGATTCAAATTGTACTTCAGCAATAAATAGTTCAAATGGTGCTATTACAGTAAGTGCGCTTACAGCAAATGTAGCTACAATTACTGTAACTATAACAGATTTATATTCAAGCGAAGTTATCGCAACTCGTGTAATTACTTTAGGAAAATCTCAACCAGGAGTAGATGGTCAAGACGGTCAAGATGGTACTCCAGGAGTAAATGGAGCAGATGGGTCAGATGGAGCAGCAGGAGCAGACGCAAGAACAGTAAATTTAACTGTTGGAGACCAAGCATTTTCATACTCAAATACAGGAGCTAATCCTTCTCCATCAAGTACAACAGTTACTGCAACAGCGACAAATACAACAGGCACAGTATATTATGAGTTCTTTTTAAATGATGTAAGTCAACAAAATACAACATCAACTACATACTCATATACTCCACAGTCTTCTTTTGACAATATGCCTGATAAATTAGAAGTACAGATAAGAGACAATAGTGAGACTACTGTTAAAGCAAGAGACCAATTAACAGTTTATGGAGTAAAACCGGGTACAGACGGTACAGACGGATTAACAGGAGCAAGTACAAATATTGTATTTAGAAGAGCTTCATCAGCACCAAGTACTCCTTCTGCTTCTTCTGGTGTTCCCACAGGTTGGAGTGATTCTCCTCCGGCTGGGACAGACTTACTCTTTGCTGTAAAAGGTACAAAAGCAGTAGGGGCTACTAATTTTACATGGGGAACAGTATTTCAAGTAGAAGGAACTGCAGTTGCAGAAATTCCAATTTATAGAAAAAATAGTAATGCTACACCTTCAGGTGGTAGCTATAACTTTACAACAAACACATTAACAGCACCTTCAGGATGGAGTACAAGCGTTCCGTCTTTAACTACTGATGGAGATATAGTATATTTAGCAGTTGGTTTATTTTCAGGTTCTCCAGAAGAAACAGCAGCAACTACGACTTGGTCAACACCTGTAGTATATGCTCAAAAAACAGACGGTACGGATGGAGATGATGGAGCAGATGCAATAACAATAATACTATCTAATGAAGCTCACACTGTTCCTCAAAGTAATACAGGAACAGTAACTTATACTGGGTCTGGTACAGATATAATTGTTTTTGACGGAACAACACAAGTTCCTTATGATGGAAGCTCACCTTATGATTCTCCTTCATTTAGAGTATCAGCAAGTGGTAGTAGTATCACCCCAGGTTCAGCAAGTACTGTATCTACTTATACTAGAAGATTTGGAAATCACTCATCAATTACAGCTAATACTGCGAGTGTTACTTATACAATTACTGTTAAAAACTCAGCAGGAAATGAGTTAACATTTACAAAGAAACAATCAATATCAAAATCTATTGATGGTGTAGATGGTACTCCAGGAGATGACGGAAATACCGGGCCAAGAACAGCAACTGGTTATATATTCTATCAATCAGCAAGTTCAAGTGCACCAACAAATCCTTCAAATGCAGGTGTATCATATAACTTCAGCACTAGCTTACTAAGTGGCGGAGTCATAGGTACAGGTTCGACAAATTGGAATCAAATACAACCAACATACACAGGTAGCAACTCTAATAAATATTGGTACGCATACTTTAGTGTTGTTGAAGATAGTTTTGGAGATAGTACTCCAACGATTACATTCTCACAAGCATATCAAGGACAAAACTTTACAGGACTTGTAACATTTACAGGAACCAATTCAATATCAGATGGTACTAATACTCACACAGGAATAACCTCCTCAGATTTAGGGTCAAGTGGTACTACAACAATTGATGGCGGAAGAATAACAACAGGAACAATAGATGCCGCAAGAATTAGTATAGCAGGTAAAAATATATCAGACCTTAATAATGATGAAGGGTACACAGATGATACAGCAGCTAATAACGCAGCTAACACTGCTTCAGCAGCTTATGGACAAGCTAATAATGCAGCTAACAGTGCTTCAGATGCAGCTAACAGTGCTGCAGCAGCTCAAAGTACCGCAGACTCAAAAGTAACTCATGCTGCAGTAAATGCTTCATCAACTATTGTTGGAGGAGGTGTTGGCGGCTGGGGTATAACTACTTACCATATAGCTGGTGGTGCACAATCAAGTTCAAGTACTAGAAACTTTAATGTAGGAACTTCTATTTCTGGTAATGCTACATTCTTAGCAAATGGAGGAATTTTACTAGGGTCAGATGGGTTTATTTCAGCAAAGCAGTTTTATATAGATACTGATGGTAATGCAAAGTTCAAAGGAGATATTACTGGAGCATCAGGAACATTCTCAGGAAGTATATCCGTAGATGCTTTCAACAGTGGTTACACAGGTTCTGATGCAGAATCAGATGCAAGTGATGCAGCTAATGCAGCTTCAGATGCAGCTAACACTGCTTCATCAGCTTTTGGAGCAGCTAATAACGCAGCTAACACAGCAGGTGATGCTTATGGAGCAGCTAATAACGCAGCTAACACTGCAAGTGGTGCTTTTGGAGCAGCTAATAACGCGGCTAATACAGCAAGTGATGCTTATGGAGCAGCTAATAACGCGGCTAATACAGCAAGTGATGCTTATGGACAAGCTAATAATGCAGCTAACAGTGCTGCAGCAGCCCAAAGTACTGCAGACTCAAAAGTAACACACGCTGCAGTAAATGCTTCATCAACTATAGTTGGTGGCGGTGTCGGTGGTTGGGGAATAACAACCTATCACTTAGCAGGTGGTGCACAAGCAAACTCAACTACTAGAAACTTTTCAACAGGTACATCAACTTCAGGTAATGCCACATTCTTAGCAAATGGTGGTATCATAATGGGGTCAGATGGTTTCCTTTCTTCTAATACTTTCTACATTGATACAGCAGGAAATGCTAAATTTAAAGGTACATTAGAAGGTGATAATGTAACTGTAAACGGAACGCTTGTATTACCTTCAGAAGGTGCAAATGTAAATGGTAGTGTTATTGGTTCTTGGGCTACAAACATTATGTCTAACAACTTTGTTACAGAAGTAGGTAGTGGCCCAGGGTTTTATCAAGGTTTTGTAAGAGTTACAGGGGGAACACACTATGTTAAAACTGTAAGTATTCAAATTAGAACTGGTACTTCTACTGGCAGCCAAGGAACTCTAATATATGAAACACCAAGAATTGACCAATATACTGCAGGTAATATTTCAGAAGCTAGACTTTATGCAAATACATCACCAGTAGCTTCAGGTAATATGCCAATAGCATTTACTTACACAGGCTCAGGTAGTGTATCAGTATTTGTTAGAGCACAAGCAGATACCGGACCTGACACATTAGGTATAGGTGAAGCTAGATTTATTAAGTTCGGTACAACAGACCCAGTATTTAGTTTTGCTAATCAAGCAGGAGCAGCATTAAATACAGCGATATATTCAAATACACAAGTTGTTGGAGGATTTGCAGGAACAAAGACAGTAAATATTTCTAATACTTCATTTACAAGATTTAAAATCGATAATGGAAGTTTTGGAACAGCAAATGCTCAGATTGCAAACGGAAGTTATATTAATGTTGAAATTACTTCAGCCAGTGCTAATTTAACAACCAGGGAGACAACCGTACTAATAGGACGAACTTCAGAAGTTTATTCAGTAACAACTGGAGGCACTGGCGGCGGTACACCACCTGGCGGCGGTGGCGGTTGTTTCGTACAAGGAACTCCTGTCGTTATGGCTGATGGAACTACAAAAGCAATAGAAGATGTAACTACTGGAGAAAGTGTAAAATCATTTAGACATTCAAGTTTATCACTTGATGAAGATGCTTGGGAAACTTGGACAACTTCAGAAATTGCAAACGGAAGTTTTGGAACATCAAATGTTACTTTAGTAACAGACCCACATCAACATACAAATTATTATTGGGTTAACTACAACTTAAAAGTTACAAATGAACATCCTATGTTAGCCTTTAAAGATAATGTATTTAAATTTGTAAGAGTAGAAGATTTAGAAATAGGAGATTATCTAATTAGAGAAAATGGTACAAGAGAAGAAATATTTGCTATACCACGAATATACCAAGATTGTATTACACACAACATGGATGTAGAAGATGATGATACTTATGTTGTAAGAGGTGGAAACGGTATTGGGTATATAGCACATAACGTAGAAAATGAGCAGAAGGCATAATTATGAATCATATAATACAAACAGGAACAGATAGCGAAGGAAACGCAATAACAACAACACTAGATGTACAATTTACTTTTACTTATGAGTTTGCTGGACACGAAACACAAAATTTTGCAAACAATCAAGAGATGCCTAGAATATTTGAGAACGACATGGTAAAAACAGTACTTGTAAAAGTAACAGGAGTTGATAGTACTACGGCAAATGCAGCACATTTAGTAGAAGGACAAGCAGACCAAACATATGAAGAAATAGTAACAGTACCACTACCTTGGAGAGCAAAAGCAGGTGGTCAACTTTCTGGATTTATAACTCCTTATGAAAATGTAACTGAAACTATGATGTTAAATTGGGCAAAAGATAGATTATTAGAACAGGAGGTAGTTGATGCGTTTACAATAAATTTTGCTACTGCTTTGTACGGTCATAGATATCATGTTCCTCAGTAATTTTGGTGTAATAACTACCCCGCAAAAATAGTTCTTGACATCACCTCATATTTTTGATATAATTTAGCATATAGGAGTATAAATATGGCAGCAGGAAATTATGATATAGTTATTGATCAGGGCTCAGACTTTGCGCTCTCAATCACTATTGCCGAAGATGGCGAGCTAGTAAACTTAGGTAGTCATACTGTTTCGGCACAACTTCGTCCTACCCCATCATCTAATACCCTATCAGCAACATTTACTTGTACGGTTACTGACTCAGCAAACGGTGCAATAAAAATGAGCTTACCACACGCTACTACAGCAAATATATCTTCAGGTAAATACTATTATGATTTAGAAGTATATAATTCTAGTGCTAATACTATCACTAGATTACTTCAAGGTGTAGCGAGAGTAACACAAGAGGTAACGCGCTAATGGCAACAACAATAACTATAACTCCTAGTACAACTTCTATAAATGCCACGGCACAAACTACAACTCTTACTATATCATCAACAGTTGGAGGAGATGTATCAGATGCCTCTGCTATAACATTCTCAAGTCCTGTAGGGACTCTTGAAGGGCAGAACACTGTACAAGGCGCGCTCAATTTTTTAGCAAATCAATTTTATGTTGCAACAACAGCACCAACTGCAAATACAACTAATTTAGCAGAAGGTGATTTATTTTACGATACTGACGACAATCAGTTAAAGATTTACCGTGAAACATCAAGTGGAACATTTGGATTTGTTCCTATAATGATAGGCAACGATTCAGCGGACTCAGACACGGTAGACGCAGGGAGCTTTTAAGCTCGATAGGAAATAATCATGGCACAAACCATTAAAATTAAAAGAAGTAGCAGTACCGCCGCTCCTACCTCACTTAGTGCTGGTGAATTAGCTTATTCGTCTAATTCTAAGAAGCTCTTTGTAGGTCATCCGAGCAGTGCAGCTGTAACAACAATTGGTGGAGATTTATATGTAGAAATGCTCGACCATACAGCTGGTACACTTACAGCAAGTTCAGCAATAGTAGTAGATTCTTCTAGTAAAGTAGACAGATTACTAACTGGTGCTACAGCTATAACAGGTGCTAATAATACGTTAGCAACTACTGCTTCTGCTTTAACAATCAAAACCGTAACAAGCGGAAACTTAACAGTTTCATCTGCAGGAGATTTAATACTTGCTCATGGTGGAACTTTAAATCTAGCAAGTCAATCAAATTCCTTAACTATTATAGATGATAATGCTGCAGCTTTAGATATTAATGAAGGCGGAACCTCATATATTAAATTAATAACTACTAATGGCGCAGAAGAAATAGAATTAGGAAAAAATGTAGACTTGAATGGTACATTAGATGTATCAAGTTCAGCAACTGTAAATTCTCTAAGTTCAAACGGAGCAATATCAGCAGCTGGCAATTTAACAATTAATACAAATAAATTTACAGTAACAAGCGGAGAAGGTAATACTTCTATAGCAGGTACACTTGGTGTAACTAATGCTGCTACTTTCTCTGATAGTTTAACTGTTACAGGAGCATTGACAGGTAATGGAAATGTTACTTTAGGTAATGCTTCAGGCGATACAATAACAGTAACAGGTACAGCAACATTTGCTGAATCAGCTGACTTTGACGGTGGCTTAACAGTTGCAGGCTCACAAACAGTTGATATGGGTGGTAACAGAGTAACCAATATTGGTACTCCATCACAAGCAACTGATGCTACAACTAAAGCATATGTTGATAGTGTAAAACAAGCACTAGATATTAAAGATTCAGTAAGAGTCGCAACAACAGCCGCACTAACAGCTACTTATAACAATGGAACAGGTGGTGTAGGTGCAACACTTACAGCAGATGCTAATGGTGCAGTATCAATTGACAGTGTTTCTTTATCTTCAGGAGATAGAGTACTTGTTAAAAATCAATCAGATGCTAGTGAAAATGGTATCTACTCTGTAACAACAGTTGGTGACGTATCAAATCCATTTGTATTAACAAGAACAATAGACGCAGATAGTTCATCAGAAGTTACTGGTGGTATGTTTACTTTCGTAGAGGAAGGAACCAATGCAGACGCAGGTTTTGTACTTTCAAACATAACTGGCTCCGCAACAATCGGTACTGACAACCTAACAATGACTCAGTTCTCAGGAGCTGGTAGTGTTACTGCTGGAGATGGTTTAGCAAAATCAGGAAACACACTTTCAGTCAATGTTGATGATACTACAATTGAAATCAATTCTGATAGTTTAAGATTAAAAGGACTTTCAAATTTATCAGAAGGTGATATAATTTACGGAGCAAATGGAGGTAGTTCATTTACTCAACTTTCAATAGGAACATATGACAGCACTAACTCAGTAGGACAAGTCTTACAAGTAGGTGCTAATGGAACAATAACATGGTCAAACACATTAGACGGAGGAACATTCTAATATGGCACATGTCTTTAAAATAAAAAGGTCTGAAACAGCAAGTAGTACGCCAGGAACAGATGATTTGCAAACACACGAAATTGCAATGAATGTTACTGACCAAAAGATTTATACAAAAGCAGCAAATGGGAGTATTGTGACTATTGCAAGTCACAATCCCGATGCTTTAACAACACAAGACTTACTTGCTTTCTCAATCGCATTAGGATAGAATTATGGCATCAGCATTTAAAACCGCAACAGCAACAAGCGTTGGTACAAGTTTAACTTCAGTTTATACTTGTCCTTCAGCAACAACTGTAACAATAATCGGACTTTATCTATGTAATCAAAGCGGTGGCGCAGTAGAAGCGAATGTTGAATTTTACGATGCAAGTTCAGCTACTCATGTTGGACTCATTTCGCAAACAGAAATACCAGGTGCATCAACACTAGCTCCAATCGGGGGCGATGCCAAAGTAGTACTAGAAGCAGGGGATATAATAAAAGTACAATCCAATATTGCTTCATCAATAGATGTAGTACTAAGTTATTTGGAGCAAACATAATATGCCACTTATAGGTAAAGTTTTAGTTCAAGAACAAGCACTTGAAGCAAATGCCGTTACAGCTGCTAAGATAGCAGCTAACGGTGTTAATGCGTCAGAAATAGCTGCCAATGCAGTAGGAGTATCTGAGCTAGCTACTAATTCAGTAGGGTCTGCTCAATTACAAGCATCAGCTGTAACCTCAGTAGGGGATAACGCAGTCACATCAGCCTCAATAGCCGCCAATGCAGTAGGAGCAAGTGAGATAGCAACTGGGGCGGTCGGCACATCAGAATTAGCTACAGGAGCAGTTACAACAGCGAAGATTGGAGCAAACGCAATAACTTCAGCAGAAATAGCTGCAAACCAAATAGGAGCAAGTGAAATTGCTGCAAACTCAATAACATCAAGTGAACTCGCAGCTAACTCAGTAGATTCAGCAGAATTAGTAACAGGTAGCATAGATACTATACACATAGGGTCTCAACAAGTTACTACAGCAAAAATTGCTAATGGAGCAATTACAAATGCAAAAGTAGGAGCTGATGCAGTAGATGGTACAAAGATTGCAGATGACTCTATTGATTCAGAGCATTATGTAGATGGTAGTATAGATACTGCCCATATTGCAGACCTTGCTGTAACAAGTGGCAAGATAGCTGCAAATACTATCGCAACAGGAAATGTAGCAGATAATGCAATAGACGGAACAAAAATAGCTACAGACAGTATAGTTGCAAGACACATAGCAGCAAACTCAGTAGATTCAGCAGAGTTAGTGACAGGTAGTATAGATACTATCCATATAGCAGATGACGCAGTTACTGGTGCAAAAATAGCTTCAGAAACTATTACAGGACCAAACATTGCAAATAACGCAATAAATGCTAATAAGATTGGTACAGATGTTATCGATGCATCACACATAGCAGCTGGAGCAGTAGGTGCTTCAGAACTTGCCGCAAACTCAGTAGATTCAAGCGAATTAGTAACTGGCTCTATTGATGCAATACACCTTGCTGCAGATTCAGTTATTACAGCAAAAATATTAGATGCAAATGTAACAACTGCAAAAATAGCAGCAAATGCTGTTACAGCAGCTAAGATAGCTGGTAATGCAGTTGGAAGTTCAGAAATATCTGCAAATGCTATAGGTGTTAGCGAACTTTCAAGCGGTGCATTGAGTGGACAAACATTTTCTGGAAATGTCACAATCGGTGGTAACTTAACGGTATCAGGTTCAACTTTTACAGCATCTGCTTCAACTATAGTTGCCGAAGATTCTCTCATCAAATTAGCTTCCGAAAATGCATCAGCAGATGCTATTGACATAGGAATATATGGTTTATATGACACTAGTGGTTCTCAGGATTTATTTAGTGGATTTTTTAGAGATGCAGACGATTCAGGAAAATGGAAGTTATTTAAAGATTTACAAACAGAGCCAACTACTACAGTAAACACATCAGGAACAGGATATGCTGTAGGAACTATAGTGGCAAACATTGAAGGAGATGTAACAGGTAATCTAACAGGTACTGCAAGTGCAATAGCAAATAATACTGTAAACGCAACTAAGATTATTGCAGGTAGTATAACAGCAGCTGAGATAGCAACAGATGCTATTACATCAGCAAAAATAGCTGGTAATGCAGTAAATAGTGCAGAAATATCAGCAAATGCAGTTGGTTCAAGTGAAATAGCAACTGATGCTGTTACATCATTACAACTTGCAGCAAACTCAGTAGATAGTGCAGAATTAGTAACAGGTTCTATAGATGCAATTCATCTAGCAACAGATTCAGTTATAGAAGCAAAAATACAAGCAAATGCTGTTACAGCAGCTAAGATAGCAGGTAACGCTGTTGGGTCAAGTGAAATAGCAGCAAACGCTGTTGGGTCAAGTGAAATAGCAGCAAACTCAATAGATAGTGCAGAACTAATATCTGGCTCTGTTGATGCAATACATTTAGCAGCTTCTTCAGTAACCTCAGCTAAGATAGGAGCAAATGCTATTAATAGCGTAAACTTTATATCTAGCGGATTGATTACAGCTGACTTATTGGCTTCAAATTCAGTAGATTCAGCAGAATTAGTAACAGGCTCTATTGATGCAATTCATATTGCAGCTGATGCTGTAACAAGTGCTAAAATAGCTGATAACGCTATTAATAGTGTAAACTTTATATCTAGTGGGTTGATTACAACCGACTTATTAGCAGGTAACTCTGTAACAGCAGCAAAAATAGCCGCTAACGCCGTAGGGTCAAGTGAGATTGCAAATAACTCTGTAAGTGTTACTCAACTGAATAGTGGTGCCCTAAGCGGCAAAACAATGACAGGAAATATTACATTTGGAGGAGATTTAGGGTTTGGTGGAAGCACAGCTAATAAAATAAATGTAGCAGGTAGCATAGGTATTCAAGACATTAGTCCCCCACAAAAACTTCACATAGATGAAGTAGCTGGTATGGATGTTGGTACAGGAAGTTCAACAGCAACTACACAATTTACATTAGATAGTTTTGCAGCAGCTACATTTAGAACTGCTAAATACCAAGTACAGGTTACAAATTCAACAGACGGAGACTATCATGCAATAGAAATTTTCTTATTCCATGATGGAACAACCGCATATTTAACACAGTACGCTTCTATATATG